CCAGATACTATATCCTTTATTTTACCAACACCTTTAAGATCCTTGGTTACTTCTCCTATGTTTTTACCCAGATCCTTTATACCTTTAAAATCCTTACCGAGATCCTTTATTCCACCTAGTGATTTAGAAATATCACCAAAACTTTTAGGTATATCCTTCAGGCTTTTTATATCTCCCAGATTTTTACCTATTTCACCAAATGATTTGGTTACTCCCTTAAAATCTTCCCCGATCTTTTTAAAGTCTAAATCCTTTATGTTTTTAGATATGTCCTTAAATTCTTTGGATATATCCTTAAAATTTAGATTTTTCAAATTGGAAGCAATATCCTTAAGTCCCTTATCGGAATCTGAATTAGCTTTTTGTAATTGATCGGTGCTTTCAGTATTAGTTTTTACCGCACCTGTTAGCTTCTCAATATTTCTACTGAGATCTAACATCTGGGCTGTTAATTTAGGATCTGACATATCTGTATATATTTAGATCTACTTATTTAGATGTAAAACTAAATAGCTGTGTTACGCCTCCCTCGGATTGTGCTTCTGCATTCTCTTTCTCTATGGTATCGTTTAATTTATCGATCCATATTTGATATTCATAGAAAGGTATAGATTCCAACCAGTTTGGATCTAGCTTATGCTCATACCAAAGCCTAAATTTAATATCAAAGAAGTTCTCTAAAGATATCTGAAATAAGGAAAAAAGATCTGATCCCGCCGGGAAAGGTAATATCAGCGGTGACCTCCTCATCACCGCAAACTGGACATTTCTGTTTCGCCTCTAACTTGGTTCCTATTTTAATCTTCTCCGATAGTCCAAAATATAAGCTATATTCCTCTTTACTCCAGAAATCAGATTCCTTAAGTTTAAGCTTAATCTTTTCTTGGGTTAGATCCCTCCACTCACTAAAGATGAAAGGAGAAATTTGGATAAATCCTTCATCTACTTGATTGTTTTTTAGGTATTCACTTCTAACAAAATCAGAGATAGCTTGGGTTACACCTATACTTGGAACCGACATCTCTATAGATTTACCAGTTCTTTTTATTGTAAATACGAAGCTTCTTGTCTCCGGATTATAGTATTTCAGGATATCTCCTTCTATATCATAAGCACTTAAAACACCTGTTCTCAATTCAATCCCTTCGTTGAACGGGCAGTCTGGTGTAGATTTACACTTTTTCTTTGGTTTTAGAACTATTGAATTTTCACTCCTAACGAATGTTAAATCCCTTATTGCCATGATAACAAAAAATCTATCTTCTTGTTTTAAGTCCTTGTAAGAAACAACGCCCTCACCAGGAAAATCCATTCTGAAGCATCTATCCAAAATGTAGCTAAGTTTTTCTTCTATGTCTAGATTATCATCTTCGTCTATAGTTGAAAAATGTCTTATCTCTTTTACTTCAGCAGCTCTTATTGCAATTCTTGTTTTATCCGGATAAAACATTCCCTTTGATGGCAGAATGTTTACCGGAAGGTTTTTCCATCCGCTATCAAAAGCTGGGGAATCTGAAACTGTTTGGGCTTTTCCAAAAGAATTTTTGCTAACACTCTGATCTAAACCAACAACATTTATTTTAGGGTCTTGCTGATTTACATTTCCAATAGGCTCAGGTTTAGGATCTTCCCGTTTAATCTCTGGAATTTTCTGGTTCTCCTCTTTTTCTATTGTTGTTATAGAAGATTGCTCCTCAGTTATCGGATCATCGTATTTAATTCCTCCTTCGATTTCTTTCATTTTTAAGATCTGCTCCGGAGATAGTCCATTATTCATAAGATTTTTCTTTTTTCTATTATATAACAGGAAACAAAAAAAGAGGCCAAAAAGACCTCTTTTTTTTTAATATTTTTTCGATATTGTTTATTATAGGAAGGTATCTTCCCAGTAATCACATATCCAGCTTGCACTAAGATTGTAGATTGCAGGAGTCTCATAGTCTAGCTCCATTGCATTTATAGCTTCACTTAGAAAGCATGAAGGTATACGGATTCTTCTAAAAACATCCCCTCTTTTATTGAAAACTTGGATAACCATAGATCCGACATAATCAGATTTAAGACCCATAGCTCCAGTTAGGGGATTATAGATTAGATCCGACCACTGTCTAAGAATCTTATATACGGTCATCGAATTCTGGTCGTTAAGGTTGACCTCGAATTCCATTGAAAGAGTCATATCAGAAGTAGAAGGCTCACCCCCAGCATATCTTCTGGTGGCAAACTTATAGTTTTGCTCTATAGTTGCTGCAGGAGCAATATCTACTGCTAATCCAGTTATGGATTTAACCTGTTGAGCTAATATACCCTCACCATTAAAAGTAGTAGAAGCATCTACTATACCAGCAGGTGGGTTTATTATAACCTCGAACTGATTTAAATAAACCGGTTCAAAGTTATTTATAGCTGCTTTTGAATTGGTAAAATGTGGTAGTCCTGCCATTTATTTAAATTCTTTTTATAGGAATAAATCCTCCCAATAATCAACTGCCCACACCATATCATCAATCTTATATAAATCGGTTGATGTGTAGTTTAGGTTCATTGGAGAAATTGGTTTAGTCGGAAAGCAATCTCTACATGTAATTCTTCTAAAAACATCTCCTTGCTTATTAAAGATGTTAACAACTATTGTTCCAACGTAATCGTTCTTTAATCCCATTGCTCCAGTAAGTGGATTGTAGATTAGATCCGACCATTGTCTCAATGTTCTGAAAACGTACATTGAATTGTCATCGTTCAAGTTAACAGAGAAACTAACGCTAAGATCCATGTAAGTCTGATCTGGTTTAGCACCAGCATAGTTTCTCTTAGCAAACTTAAATTTCTGAGTAGCTAATCCTGGGTTTTTATCCAAAGAAAGTCCACTTACCTTGGATACATGTTGAAGTAAAATTTCACCACCGGCAACAGCTGCCGGTGGGACAATAGTAACTTCGAACTGATTCAGATAAACAGGTTCGAACCTGTTTATTGCTGATATCGAATTTGAAAAGTGAGATAATCCTGCCATAATTACTTATATTTATCTGCCTTCTTTAAATCTCTTCAATTATACGAACTGAGTAAATCCTCCAGAAGCTATTCCTCCAGTTCTTGTAACTGTGATTCTGTTTATGAACTTCTGAATTCCTCTAGCAGGTTCGATTATAACGTCTATGATACCCATGTTCATATCGATGATTGCAGGGGTGTTATTAGAAGCATCCATAATTGTCTGGTAAGCATAAATACCGCCACCAGCTCTAACGCCATCTAGGTAGTTGTCTACTAATGTTTTGATTTCTAGTCTGATTGAATCTTCGTTGAAATCAAATAGGTAGTTAGCCAAGATCTCTTGAACGTCGTTTTCTACACTAATCAATAGATCTCTAACGTGAACAAGGTTGAATGCTGAATTAACTTGCTGATAAGCTGTTTGGTTACCGAATATAACTACTCCAATTCCTCTTCTTTTGATGATTGGGTTGATACCGAAAGGTTCTAGATTTGCTCTGTCTTCTTCAGTAAAGTCATATTCAACTCCTACTATGTTTCCTCCGCTTATTACTCCTCTTTTTTGACCTGCGATGATAGCATAAGGCTCACCGTTAGCAAATTTTCTAAGGAAGTTATTAGAAACGTAAGCTGCAGGTGGCACATCAACATTTCTGTTTGTTTCCCTTACTGTGATATAAGGAGAATAGAATGCGGCATATTTAGCTCCATCAGCCTCACTAGGTAAACTGAATGTGTAAGATGGGTTCAAAGATAAGTTACCACCATCTGCTATGTATGCAGTGTTTAGTCTTGGATAAGGATTAGCTGCAGTAGGAGCATCAGTAAATCTAGGATCAGTGCTAGCTCTAAATTGTGCCATAGAAGGAGCATTTATAATCGCCAATGCCTGTTGTCTTAACATAGCCAATCTAGAAAGCTGGTATTTAGTATTCGGTAAAATCTGACCAGAGAATGTATCGATGATGTATCGGTAAGATATAACATCCTTAGCTGCTAATGTCTTAGCGATATTTGTGTTGTACATAACATCAAGAATCTCGGATATTCTAGCATCACTTCCGTTAGGTCTGTGCCAGTCGGTCATTGTGAATCCACTCAAATATGTAAAATCGAAAGATCTTGTAAACTGAGCTATAGATTTAAATTTCTGAACTCTAACCCCCGATCCTGATGTATAGTAAAGAACCGGTCTAGCTGAAGTTACTCTATATGTTCCTGCTGTAGTTGTAGCAGAAACTGTGGTAATTTTAGCCAATCTATTTTGTCTGTTCCCAGTAGAAGGTTCGCAGAGATCAAGATCTGTAGAAACAACCAAATCACCAACGGAGAAAGGAGCGTTTCCATTAACATCTTGTGTTACTAAGAAAGTTGTTACGTCGATTCTTGTACAATCTACGAACTCGTTTATTGATCCTTCCTGAGAAACTATATCAGTGTTTTGTGTAGCTACTGGTAA